GCCATTCTCATTGAACAGGATGCAGTGCTCTACGACATTCTTCGAGGGTACGCCGACGATAGGGTCGACTGCGTCAACGCATCCGTCGACGGGCACACACTTCCAGATATTCTACGATTCTACGGAGCACCAAGAGATTTGGACTTTGGTTGCATCGACGTCGACGGACAGGATTACTGGCTTTGGTCCGGACTGTCTGAGTTTCAGCCGAGAGTGATGATGATCGAGTTCAGTCCATATATCAGCGATCCGGCATTCATACCTGATGTAGGCGCCTTCGGGCAGGGCGGACGGTGCCAAGCGGGGATAGACGCAATGCGTAGGCTCGGATCGGAAAAGGGATACACGGAGGTTGCCAAGACAAACGTCAACCTCCTGTTTGTCAGGAGTGGTCTAGTATGAGTCTCAGACTCAACATCGGATCGGGGAACACCAAGATTGACGGCTTCATCCCGATCGACCGTGCGTTCGGCGGAGAAGCCTATCCGTTGAAGTACGATGATAACACGGTTGACGAGATACGCGCGAGCCACATCCTGGAACACTTCGGGCACCGTGACGTGCCTAAGGTGCTCGCCGAGTGGGTGCGCGTGCTCAAGCCGAATGGACGCATCCGCATTGCCGTACCAGACATGCACAAGATCGGCATCATGGCTGCGGACAACTCAGACCCGCTATGGCCGCTATACGCGATGGGCGGACAAACGGACGACAACGACTATCACAAGTCGCTGTTTACCCGCGAGCGTCTTGAGACGGCCATGATGGAGGCCGGTATTGCAGGCATCGAGCCGTGGGAATCGTTGAATACCGACTGCGCGTCGCTGCCGGTGAGCTTGAATCTGCAAGGAAAGAAGGCGCCTGGCGGTGCTCCGAAACCGGAGACACTGGTAAAGGTTCAGGCGATTATGAGCGTGCCGCGTGTCGGGTGGAACGACTCGTGGTCGTGCATCATCGACGCCTTGCATCCGTTCAGAATTCCGGTTCAGCAGTTCAACGGAGTATTCTGGGGGCAGTGCATGCAACGAGCATTGGAGCAGGCGGTAGACGCCGGCATTGATTGGCTGCTGGCTATCGACTTCGACTCGATGTTCCACGCAAAGCACGTCGACAAGCTCATGCATGTCATGGGCACGCGTAAAGACATCGACGCCGTGTGTGCGTTGCAGGTGCGACGCGGCGACGTCGAAACTGCGTTGATGACAAAGAAGGGCGAAACGTCGGTGATGACCGACGGGAACCCGATCAAAGTCGATTCCGGTCATTTTGGTTTGACTATGATTCGTGTGTCTGCGCTGGCGGACATTCCGAAACCGTGGTTCATATCGAAGCCGGACGACAACGGCGGCTGGGAAGACGGGCGACTAGATGACGACGTGTGGTTCTGGCATCAATGGCGTGAGGCGGGAAAGACGTTGTACGTCGACCCGACATGCCGCATCGGCCACTTGCAGTTGATGGTATCAGAGCTGGGCCCGGACATGCAGCCGCGGCACCTGCACGTCAAGCAATGGCGAGAAAAGGGGAACGACGATGAGAGTTGAATTCATCCGCGACTGGACCGGGTTCTATCAGGCGGGTGCTACCGCTGAGATCGGTCCTAACGGGATCACGCGGGGGCAGTTCATCGAACTGCAACGCCGGGGCATTGCGAAACTGATCGAAGAGGCGCCGGCAGAATACCGTACCGCGGTAGAGGTGGCGCCGATCAAACGGAAACGCGGGCGACCGAGGAAGATCGCGACATGATACTGTACGAATACAACATGAAGCGCACCAGCGGACCGGCGGCGGAGCCGATGACGACGGCCGTGGCCAAGACGTTTCTTCGGCAGACCGACGCCACCGACGACACGCTGATCGACACGATGATCGCGTCCGCTCGCGAGTGGTGCGAAGCGTACACCGGGCGTGCGTTCATCAATCAGACATGGACTCAGATTGTCGATTGGGGATTCCCAAGCGTATTCATTCTGCCTCATGCGCCGCTATCGTCCGTGACGTCAATCGCGTACGTCGACACGGCGGGAACCTCGCAGACGCTTGCGTCGACCGAATACACGGTGGATACGCAGCGGGAGCCGGGCAGGGTGTATGAGGCGTACACCAAGAGTTTCCCGACGACCCGCTACATTCGGCAGGCGGTGACGGTGACGTATGTATCCGGGTACGGCGCAGTGTCTAGCGCGATACCCGCACCGATCATCACGGCGTGTCAACAGCTCCTCCTGCACATGTACGATCAGCGTGAGCCGGTGATTACTGGAACGATCACCAAAGAACTGGAACTCGCGTTGAAGTCGCTCTTGTCACCATACAGGATATTCAAGGCATAATGGGCGATCTGCGTACAATGGTCGGAAAGATGCGTAAGCGGGTGGTACTCTCGACGATCACCGCCACGCAGGAAACGACGTACGGATCATGGGTCCAGGCGTCGGCGACCAATTCTACGCGGTGGGCGTCCATCGAGCCGATCTCGGCGCGTGACAGGATCGTTGCGGGACAGAACGTTTCCGAGGGCACGCACATTGTCCGCATGCGGTATGCGTCGGCTATAGACCAGTGCGTTACGCTGACCTACGGGTCGCGCGTATTCGAGGTGCTAGCCGCCGTCAACGTTAACGAACTGGGCAAGGTGACCGAGTTGATTTGCAAGGAACGACTCTAAGTGAAAATGGCCGGATCGAACACCATCGCACACAGTCTCGCCCCTTTGTCGCTGCTGTATCCGATGACCTCGGGTTCGCCGCTTCCGGATGCGTTACGTCGTACGCGGCGATCCTCGGCCTCTATGGACGTTGGGGTTGGCCCGGCCGATCTAGGGACACGCCTTCGGTGCCGGTCCAGGGCGCCTTCGCCAGCACGGAGAATACGTGCCTTGCGGCCGACGAAGCAGATAGGATCGATTCGCTCAATCATCAACCACAAGTATCGCCAATCTATGAGTACTAGTCTACTACAAAGTCCGCCTTTTCTTATAAGGGGGCGTCATGGCCGGTAGTGCTCGAATCGCCATTTCCTTCGACCTGACGGGCGACAAGGCCCTGATGCGTAAGCTGGACAAGCTGTCCGACAAAATGGGCCGCAGGGTGCTCATGAAGGCGATGCGGGCCGGGTCCAGGCCGATCGTCGTCGCTGCCAGGGCGAGGGTTCCGGTTGAAACCGAGGGACTCAAAAAGTCCATAGGGACGCGATTCAAGTGGTACGGCGGCACCGGGACGTATGTAGCCGTCGTAGGACCGAGAATCAAATACCTCAAGAAAAAGGACGCGTCCGGTAAGCGTCGGCTAGTTCTCAACGCGAAGGGCGGGCGAATCAGCGTTCTGGCCGGCCAACACGGGTACATCGTCGAATACGGCACCAAGCCGCGGTACACCAAGAATGGCGCCTTCCGCGGCATCGGACCGGCCCAACCGTACATGCGTCCAGCATGGGACACTCAGAAGAGGGTCGCAGAAAAACTAGCCGTCGCCAAGCTGCGCGATGAGTTAGAGAAAGAGGCGCGACGTGGCGGGTGAACAGGCGACATACAAGGTGCTCGCGGCATCTGCTGCAACCAACACCGTGGGCACGCGGATATGGGGCGGCGGGCAAGCGCCGGAAGATTCGGCGTTGCCGTATATCACGCTCCAGGTGGTCGGCGATGCGGACAGGCAGCCCGCAATCAACGGGGCCACCGGGCTAGTCGCTAAACGCATCCAGTTGAACTGTGTGTCGACGACCTATTCGCAGGTGGTGTCGCTCGCGGATGCTACCCGTATAGCTCTGCACGCGTACAGCGGTACCGGGGGGAGCGAGACGGTTCGGGGTATTTTCATGGAAAACGAGCTTGACGTAACGGTTCCTCATACCGAGGGCGGCGACAAGTACGTTTATATCAAGGTGCAGGACTTCGTCGTCTGGGTTGACGAGGCGACATCGTAAGGAGAAACGGTTATGGCAGTGAGCACCAATTTGACGGCGGAGCCCGGCTTCAATGCTTCCCTAAGCATTTCAGCCGCGACCGCCACCAGCTACAGCACTAGCAACCAGACGAGCATTGGCAACGTGTTGAACGTGTCGTCATCGTTTGACTGCGACGAAATCGACGTCACCCCGATCACGTCCACCGGGCACAAGGTGTACATCGCCGGTGCGCGATCCGCGACGATCTCTTTTGACATGGCGTTCGACTATCAGAACACGCAGCACAACCTTATCGCGCAGCAGTGGTCGTCCGGGGCTACGAACTACTATGCAGTCGAAATGCCGAACCAACTCGGCACATCGTTCGCAAGCCATTGGGTGTGTCGCGGGTTCGTCACGAACATGGGGCCGGGTATCGATCCGTCGGATAAGCACAACGCCAGCGTATCCGTTCGATTGATCGAGGCGCCGACAATCCCATAAACGGAGGGAACTATGACGCTGAGCGAAGATGTTAGACGGACGGACGACGTGCCGATCGATCCGGTGGATCATCCGCAATGGAAGGGGGCGCACGTGCGCCCGATGTCGGCAAAGGCGCTTGGCCAATTCCTCAAGATGACCAAACGAGATGACGATGAGGACGAGCTTTCCACTGAGGAAAATCTGCACGCGGCGGCATTTATGACCACGCACTGCCTCTGCGACGAACTGGGCGTGCGTGTGTTCACCGATGCCGAGGTGGATTGGGTCGAGTCGAATAAGACGATGGAACTGCTGGAGCCGATCGCACAGGCGGCAGCCAAGCTACACGGGTTGATTGGCGATGATGAGGACAGCAAAGCAAAAAACTGAAACGCGATCCGTATCGGCTCTTGTTGATGCGGATCGCGATGGTGCTCGGCAAGTCGCTACGGGAAATCGAGCGATTCGATGCGGACGAAATACTGTGGTGGGAGGCGTTATTCGAGATCGACCCGCCGGGCGACCAACGGCAGGATATGCGATTCGCAATGCTCTGCCAGACAATCGCTGCAATTGTAGGGAAGCCGCCGCCGATGTCTGCGTTTATGCTGTTTCCGGACGGAGACGGAACGCGAGCGAAGGGTGAGCCGGTCAGTGCGGAAACGATCACGAACGTAATGCAGCAGGCGGCTGCGTGGATGACTCATGGCAACAACAGTCGGTAAACTGAGAATCATCTTGACCGCGAACGCGGGCCGGTTCAACAAGACGATGAACCGGGCATCGGATCGGCTCGGCAAGTTCGCCCGGTCGTCCGCCCGTTTCGCGTTGAAGATTTCCGGCATCGGTGCTGCACTGGGTGCGGTGTTCGGTGGTGCGAGAATCGTCAGCTACATTCGCGAAAGCGCTTCGCTTGCCGATCAACTCGCCAAGACTGCGGGGAAACTCGGCCTAACGACCGAGGCGCTCGCGGGCATGCGCCTTGCGGCAGAGTTGTCCGGGGTGGACATACGCACGATGGAAATGGGCTTGCAGCGTATGACCCGCCGAATGAGCGAAGCGGCGAAAGATACGGGCGAGGCAAAGGCCGCTATCAAAGAACTCGGGCTCGACGCGAAGAAACTTAATCAGCTGTCGCCCGATAAGATGTTCCAGGCGATCGCGGACGCGATGGAGAAGGTGCAGAATCCGGCGGATCGTTTGCGTCTGGCGTTCAAGCTGTT